TCCTAGAACACCAAGGCCAAGAAGACCCTGCTTACCCTTTGGGGTAATATCAATAGAAATATCGCTACCGTCGTTATCAACATCAACGTCAGCGCCTGGAGGAGCAGTCACAACTAGACCGTGTGGGGTATACTGTGCGGCTGGTGCATAAACGCCATTGCTCTTGGTAGCACCAGGAACAGCAACAGTCTTACCGTTGTGAGTCTCGTCTAGAGTTGTTAGTGCGGATGCAGAAACTGTTAGACCGAGAACGATTGCTGCTGATAGAAAAAACTTATTCATTATTATTCACCTTTCTTGATTAAATTACTTACGCTTGCGACCCTTCAAACGACGAGCCTTGCGCTTCTGACTGCCGACTTTACGGCGACCCTTACGTGGTCGATTCTTACTTGGCCATGGCATTATGCACCTCCATTGTTAATAGGTTTATTATACCTTCTTTTTCAAAAATGTCAAGTGTTTCTTGTGTATCTTACACGAGATCCACGAGTTATACCATTGATCGGACTCGAGAACATCGTTCTGAAACTGATACTTGGNTTCAAAGTATGACATCTCGCCTTTCGAAGAACAGAATCTAAGAATCTCTCTTCTGAATTGATCTTGGCCGAATATNTTTACGTGATGNTTTAGCTCTTCATTAGATCCAAAGTAGTCTTTCCAATCAGACTCTACTTTGTATTTCTTTTTCTTACCCTTGAGCTGTTTTGTNTTTGAGAAATAAAAATTCTTCTTACCGATATATTTTCTTTCGGTGCGAAGATTGGTAATNATATAGACNAANCCAATATAATTACCAATATCTTCTACAATCTCACCTTTATAAATCCATGACATCCCGAATCTCCTTCGGGATATTTAGTCCTCTTCGTATTCTTCTTCGTCTTCATCTTCTTCGTGATAACCAATCAATTCACAGATAGCTTCAATAAATTCTAAAGAATTTTCAACTATTCTATCTGTTTGATAGATAGTCTCCGAACAATCAATTTTGTTTTCTTTAATAAATTCTCTACAAAGATCGAATAATTCTGCATCAACCTTCATTTATTATTCCTTCTTTTTGTTTTGTTGATAAACCACAGAGCCATAAATCTCTTCATAAGATAAACCGTCCGGCACAGCCGAAGATGCATTAACTGAATACCATGGGTCAAATACTGCAGTATTAGAAGAATTTATACATGCATTACTAGAAGCAACAGCCGTTACGCTAGAAGTAGTCGAGCAATATGTTTTAGACGGACAATTATGATATCCACAAACATATCCATACGCTTTACCAGCCTCGAAAAATCTACCACAAACAAAACAAGTATGTCCAAAACTCGGCTTCTTATTTAAGTAATCATCTTGCAGATTTGGTTTGTAAGGGTTTGAAGGAGGGAGACCTTCGGTCTTACCTCTATTGTAACCAGCTTCCCAGCCATTTTGATATCCGGCAGTATAACCGTTTTGCCAATCATTAGTATTCATACTGGACCCCATTTACCCATTGGGCAACTTGAATTATTAATGTGAGTTTTGAGAGGCATATAACACCAACATAATTTACAATATTTCCATCGATGTAGATGTTCGCACGCTTCGCAAATTTCTATTCTTTTATTTCTATCTTCTTGGGAAGCTAAGAATTGTTTTTCAATTAACCCAACATTCTTAGCTTCCCACTTTTCGTCTATCATATTTCGCAATTACCCGAAGTACATGCTAGTGTCTGAACGCCCTCGACATTGTCATCCATCTCAATAAGAGCATCCCAATCGACTGTAGTTGGAATATTTTTATTTAGATCTTCGTAATCAGCTTGGGTAATTGTCTCGTATGGAGCCTGACGATAAGTTCCGCCATCATGCGGTAGGAATGATACGCCAGACATTTCATCAAAGTGATCATAAACCCATGCACCAACACGTGGCCATTCTTCTTCCTTTACGTTAATAGTAACGGATGGCTTATGCTCGCACCAATGACGCTGATACTTCAACCAAAGTTCTAGATGATCAATAGCTGATACATTCTCTCTGGTAATTGAAGTATCTGGTAGTCTCATTGGAAACGAAAAGACAGTAGTAGCGTGAGGCTTAGTAACGTCAGGTTCATGAGGCACACCAGCATCAATAAGATGCTTTGTAAGCGGGTCTTTGTTATCGCTACGCACACGACGGATATAATAGCGGTCATGACCGGGATGAATACCACTAGGGGAAAGAACCAACTGCGAAACTGTCCCTGAAGGTTTAACGCAAGTAATTGCAACTGACTGATTAATTCCAAGTTTCTCGCTCCATTCTTTATTTGTATCAATAGCAACCTGACGAAGACGTTCTAGACGAGCAGGTAACTCTGGATCATTATAATCATTCATCAACGGGCAATCATAAATGCCAGTAAATGAAACACCAAGTAGTCTTTCTTCTTCTGTATTCTTCTGCCAAATCTTACGTAGATATGGGAAGTATGTCATTGTTGACTGGAAAGTACCAAGTATACTTGCAACTTTAATCTTTCTAGCAAGTGTTTTCTCAGTATCAGACTCTCGTATAACGACTTCTGTAAGGTTACAGAATTGATAAGGTCGCAGGATAATCTCAGAGCAGGGATTAGTGCCGAATTCAAAAGATGGGTCTCTTCTACCGTTTTTGCGTGCCACTCTCTGAGATGCGTCTCGACTAAAGATACCTCTTTCGCCCGACTTCGATTCGTAAATTGCGAGCCATTCTGCCATGAACTGACCGACGTCTGGCTTTTCGGTATATACTGCTGAATTGTTTGATAGAGCTCTTTGAACATTTGCTTCCCACCACTGTCCTGCTTTAGCATGACGCATACGGTCGTCTGATAAGTTAGATAGGGAGATCATTGCTGAACGTCGAACGCCACCAACGACTACGACTTCGCCTATCTTACACATAATGTCATGACACTCTAGTGAAGTGAGACGACGCCCATGTGCGTTTTTGAAAATACGAATAACAAACTTGAATAGATCATTCAATGGTTCTGGTCCAGAAGAACGACCACCAAACACCTTTAGTGGTGCACCAGCAGGACGTAGATTAGATAGATCCCACTTTGGAACTTCGCCAGCATAAAGCAAGGAGATAAGCATACGCAATCCCTTGGCCCAACCTTCCTTAGAATCACGAACTGTAATGACAGTGTCGCAATCATAAAGCTGATCTGGAATTTCCGGTAGTTTATTTACATACTGACGTTCGACAGAGAAGCCAACACCAGTGCCATTCATAAGAATACACATTGCTTCATCGAATGCTTTAGGATCGTCAATTGGTAGGTATGAACAGTTATAACCAGCAACATTATCACGATCAAGAGCCTTACCAGCAGTCATAAGAGCTCTCATTGAAGGCATTACTTCAAGATTATAGATAGCGTCGTAAACTTCCTTCTTTAGTTTATCGTCGTTGATATTAACCTTCTCGAACATGTAATCAACGTAACGTTGAACAGTTTCATTCCAATGTTCTCGACGGTTCTTTTCAGGAAGGAATCTTGCGTAACGGCTCTTGTGAATATACTGCTGGTAAACTGTAAAGTCTGTCATTTATTTGCCTCTTTGAACATAACGGTTTCTCTATATATATTATAAATTTCTTTGAGTTTTTCATTGGGCGGAGGATATACTCGATACTTCATCATAACCCAAATTGGTATTTGCTTTCCCAGTCTCAGTCTTGCTTTCCATCTTCTTTTGGAATCTCGCTTTCGCATTGCTTAGCCTTGTATATATATCTCTTCTTCTGATCAACTGTCCACATAGGAGCGGCATATGGATTATGTTGATCAAAAAGTTCTAAGTATTCTTCTTCAGTTACTACACGGTGTGATAAGATGTTTTCGCCAACATGTTCTTGTGCTACTTCGTCAAATTCTGTTTCTCCGCCAGTAGTAAAATACATAACATCTTCTACAGCATAATCTGCTGGTTGGTTATCTTCAAGTTCTACAGCGTATATATGCCGGAACATAGAAACGGTTTCAACGAGAACTATTTTACTCATGACCAAAACCTCCACCACCATGACTTAGGTTTTTCATCTGTCACATACAAATCATCTAGATTATCGTAAAGAACTTTCTCAAATTCCTTCCCTAATAGTTGTTGTTTGAAAGCAAATTCATCATAACCAGTTAATCCGCCTTCTGGATACCAATACTCATTTAATGACGGGAAATGTTTTAGTATTTCTTCTTTGGCAGATTCAGCCACCAGGCGGTGTTCTTTCTGTGTGCCTGCTTCGGCTCTAATATCGATCCAGTGGATAAACGACCTCAAAGAACCACTCATATACATTTTAGTTTCAATGAGTCCTTCTGGTAATACTGATCTGCATTGTTCTTTGGCAATGCCTCTATCAATAGCCCACTGATATGCATTTTTCGTATATTCAATTACGTCTTTCTGTCGGGCATCCCATCGAATCGACAAATCTTCATCATCAACTTCAATACTATTCTGACGGTTTTTATGATCTTGTAGTCTTGCTTCCCTTGTAACAAAATTCATATCTTGCGTAGGGTCTGCATATCTTTGCGAGAACTCTTGAAAAGTGAATGAACGGTGTCGAAGAATCTGTCTGCCAATATCTCTTGTAGTTGTGATCTCTAAAGTAAGAAAGACTTGTTCGAATACAGACCAATGTTTATTATTGATACAATACTGAAGCAACTTACCAGAAGTTTCATTATTCATCTGATTAGAAGGATTGCTAACACGAGCAGCATAAGCGATAAATTCTTCTGCAGTCATATAAACATCTTTATTCGCTTGATCTTTATACGCTACAATTAGCGGTTGTGTTATTGCTACTACCTTCACTGACATATCATTTCTCTCTTTCTACAATAATTTAGGTGTCTCTGATAATTCGCTGCGCCTTTTATGGGTTTACCGCATATTTCACAATCTTTTACAGTTTGACAAGCATGGGTTCCATTCTTTAGTTGAGATAATACACCTTTTCTTGATGCTTCTCCACCTAATAACGGATGCGTTCCATCTTCTATCATTTTTCTATTATTTTCTGGACCAACCAATACGTTTTTACCATCTTCTATCTGCTTCGTAACTGCTTTCTTAGCAAGTTCGGAGATCTCTTCTGAAGAGTATTTTAGTCGTATGGCTAAACGATGACATGCACCCCAATCGTGTTGATTGTAATGTATTTTATAGTGCTCGTCAACTGATAACGCTATGAGATTAGCTGGGTCGTTATTTCTACGATTACCATCTATATGGTGTATATCGTATGATCTACCGTTGGTGTCTTTTGGGATTGGACCGTAATGATTTTCGTATATACGGCGATATTTTCTGTCTCGATCGGACTTATAAATAGACATGCTGGCACTCCTAAACAGTGTTAGAGTAGGCGGGACTGGTACTCCGTGGCCTACGCATCTATTTAGGTTTTCAGCAATTTCGTTCATTTGTTATCTTCCTCTATCAGTTTCTTACAACGCTTCTTCCAATCATCACGTTGCCATTGTGCCTTGTCGTGTGACAGTTCATGATAATCATTAGCAATAAACAATACCATTGCTTTATATTTACTGAGACGAACGACTTCTTGTTCCAATTGTTTGGCTATTTCCATTGCATGTAGAGTTTTAAACCGACCTTTATCGTCTGGTTTAAATTGTTCTCTTAACATATCCCATGCTCTCATTTCTCGATAACCTCATAAGTTTTTTCAAAGATAGCAGGTGCGCATGGATAAAACTCTCCAGCAACACCCTTAATAATATAATCGCCCTGTCGTGCAGTCATTACGCCTTCAAGAGTCATAATCTGAATAGATGCTTCGAAGTTATCTGCTCGCTTAACAAGCAATCCCTTACACCAATCAGCCAGAATACCGGCATTATCTTGTGTCAGTTTATGAGCTTCAACTTCAACAGGCTTCTTACGAACGATCATACTTTACTCCATTTCTGTAAGGCCAGTTTAGCGGCCAAATCTTTATATGTGTTTGTTTTAATNATGTGTTCAATAAANTCAGGAGACAATCCTGCTAGAACCATATCGTTGATGTCTTTATGTTCCAAAGTTTCTGGCCATATGCAAACATTATACCCGTTCATAATGGCTTTGTCAAGTTTTTTTACTGTCTCTCTTGATCGAGGCTCGTTATCGTAGACGATGGTAAGTCTAGATCGATCAAAGGTTTGGACTGCACTAATGAGATCACCTCCAGCAGTAGCAATGCTATTAGGAACAAACATACTGTCAATCGGACCCTCAACGACAGGTATAATTCGACTACGGTCACAAGTGTCCAACCCATAAAGTTTAGGTACTGATTCATTAAGAACAATTGTAATATATTTAAGTCCTGAAGATCCCAAGGTTCTTCCTTGATAGGCATGAACAGCTTTATTACTATCGAGAAAAGGTATAAGAAGCCTTGTCTCATCTTTAGCCAAAGACTCAGCTGAAAACTTGTTGGGTACCAAATTATTAGTAAAATGCATAAAATTAGGACATGCAAATAGCTTGGCATGATATACATTGGGAATCTTTCTTTCGACGACAAACTTCTTGATAGGATGATCAGGAGAAAGCTGCGAAACTTTCTTCAATCCCTTTAGTGGTCCAGATTTCATAAAGACAGGCGGCTTCATCTTTTCGACGAATTTCTCGTAGTCGTCTTGTTCTGGGGTTTTTCTATCAGCCAATTTCTCTAGCTGATACTCATTATATAGGTTGACATCTAACATCTTAATGAAGTTCGGGATGCCCATTGTTGCTCCACAGTTGTGACAATGGAACATCATCTTACCTTCTTTCTGGTAGATGTATCCTCGTGCTTTATTTTTATTGGATTCTGAGTCGCCACAGATAGGGCAACGAAAGTTGTAGAGGTTCGAACCTTTACGCTTGAACTTCTCTAGTCGAGCAGAAACAATACCAATATACTTGTGTGCTAACCAATCCATCAAATATCCTCATTATGACCTCACATATGATTATACTGGTATTTACAAAAAAGTCAAAGTTAATTTTTTAGTAGGAGTTTTGCTACATCACCCCAATTCGCAATAATAAATGCTGCAAGAGCAAAGCCGCCACCATAGATCCACATCATTCTCTCTAGGTCGGCCAATTTTTTAGAAAATTTATCAAAAGACTGGTCTATCTTATCGCTAATTCTTTTATCTTCTTTTTCGATTGTGTCGTAAATTTTTTCCTCGCGCTCGTCGAATTCGTCTCTTCTTTTTTCTAGAATAATCTCTAGACTATCTGTGATCTTTTCTTGCTGCGAAAGGCGTAGTTCGTGCACTGCTATCATTTTATTAAGATCTGCTGAGATGTCTGTTAACTTAGAAATAGCATCTTCTAATTTGGTTTGCTTCATTTCTAAATTATTACAAGTTTTCTCGTCCATTATTCGCCTCTTTCTTTCTTGAGTTCATCTCTCAAAGAAAGAGCTTTATGCCCTATAACATCTCTTAGTTTCTTTTTCTTGACAGCTGTCATCAAAGGATCAATCATATCGATAGCTCCAGAACCACGAACAGAACTAGAATGACCCATAGCGTTAGCATGAATCAGCGAATCTGTCTCGGCGATGTTCGATGGTATTGACTTTGATTTGAAAACTTCTGGNTAGGTTGTATTAAATTTTCTCATNATTCTTCCTGCTATGGCGTTGGCTTCGTCTTCTCTGAATTGTTGACCTTTTTTACCAGCGANNGTCTGTTTAAANTGTATCAATTCATGAGCTAGAGTTCTCATTACGTCACCAGGATGGCGATCTGTAATTCTNACATATATTTTATCACCAATAGAATGACCAAAGGCTGATTTAGCATCTTCTGATTTACCAACGAAATGGATTTTAGGTANTTTACCCAANCCAATTTCTTTAGCTGCAAATTTAGCAAACATTTCTAATTGTTTGACAGGAGATAACATTATACTTTCCTTAACTTTGCAACTATATTAAGATCCATTTCT